GTTCGGCTGGAAGCCAGTTGCTCGAGATGCGGCCGCAATAGCGGCTGCAGTTCTCGATCGACACGTCTATATGACGCAGTTCGAAAGAGATTCGGGCAAAATGGTGCGTCGTAGGTTTGCTTTCAAACCAGTTGTGAGTGAGCAGACGGATCAGGTCGGAACGGATGTCTCAGTTTATCTGAGGCCTTCGCATGCCGTCCTGTATTCGGATGCTCTGCCAAAGGGCCGGGTCTATAGGACTAGAACGTCCTTAACATCACGCTGGTTTTCTGGCGGATTTACGTATTACACTCCTAAGGACTACGGTCTAAGGAGTGACATTACGCGATCCGTCCAGATGTGTAAGAAGGTCTTTGGACTTTCTTTCACACCGGACGTGGTGTGGAACCTGGCTCCTTGGAGCTGGGCCGCAGATTGGTTTACAAACATCGGGGATGTTCTTTCGAATATTTCCGATGCAGCCATCTACGGCCTGGTGTTGAAATACGGTTACATGATGGAGCACACAATGCGCTCCGACAGGTACGTATTTGCGGGTCCGAACGGGTTGAGAAACTCGTCGATCCTGCCCCCCCCTGTCACTTTGGTTAGTGAAACCAAGGTGAGAAGGAAGGCAACACCCTTTGGGTTCGGACTTACCTGGAGCGGTTTTAACCCGTTCCAGTTGTCCATCGCTGCTGCTCTGGGTCTTTCCCGGAGTTAGCAACGGATGCACTGTAGTACCAAACGCCAATGGGAGTCTCACAAGGCTCCTAGGAGGGATGCCCATGTCGTTCACCGATCCGCAGACCATCACAATTCCGCCTGGCTCGGCGATCAGCCTGCCACGCACAAGCGTGGGAGATGACCGTTCCGAGTATCAGTCCGGAGATGGCCTCAACCTGTTGACCGTTTCCCATCAGTACGGGAAGCGAATCCGCAGGATGGTGCGGTTCGATACGTCCAAGATGGCGGCTGACGTGTTCAAGCCGACGGAAAACGTGAAGGTCGGAATGGCGGTTTACACCGTCTTCGACCTTCCGCCCGCCGGCTACACGCCGACCGAGGCACTCAATGTCTGGATCGGTTTCCGAACCCAGCTGAGTGCCACATCGGACGCGCTCATCACGAAGCTTCTCGGGGGAGAGTCCTAAGGGGCTCAATCTCGAGATGACTCTTCGTCGTAAGCTCGAGTTGCACTCCAGCCAACTTCCTCCCCAAGAAGGGGATGAGAAGGATGCCTGGAATCAGCTCGATCACCTTGCGCTAGAGATCCAACGATCTGTTGGGTCTCTGCACAAGGCGCTTACTCCGGAGAGGGACGACCGAGTTCCGAACGCCCTGCTGCTCGTAAGAGTAACGGGGCGTCGACGGACCTGGTCGTTCCGTCTTCGTGATGGGTGACGACGTAGGGCTTGTCTGTTCACCTATCGATCCCGGAATCTATTTTCGGGAGTTAAGGAGTACCGTTGTATACGATACACCCCAACCTCGAGTTGGATTCCGCCACTAAGGTGCTGTTGGTCTCACGGATCGACGACGATAAGTTGTCGGTCGGTGCGGCCTTCGCCGGATTGGGCCTGTCCATTGCGGACGTGGCCCACGACGGCATCTTCGTCGAGCTGTTGTTCGCTAACGCGAGCTTCAGCAAGGCGAAGTTGGTGCACAAGTGGATTCGGTTGTACCTGGATGAGGGCTACGACATGATCGGCTCGTCTGAGCCGGTCGTGCGTGGCTACCTCATCTAAGGACCTCCGTCTGGATCTCTTAAGTGAGAAACAGGCAGGTTCCGAATCGCCGAACTGAGTTCGGCGGTCGGAGGAAGTCAGATAAGGTGGCTAAGACGGCACCGGCCGCAAGGGCGGTTGCTGTTCTTATCACCATTCTGAACTTCTCCTACCTAGTTATCCAAGGAGTTGTCGCAGCTAATCACTGCTAGACTCTTGGGGTGACTTCATCGGGCTAGGGATCGCCAATCTCCCTTAGAAAGGAGGTAGCGTGAAAAGCCTGATGTCCCTCTGGTCCTGTATGGCCAATGAATTGGCCATACGATGCTGCACTAGCGCCACCCGCGACATAAAATATGTCGTGGGGCGAGCCGAACACGAGGGGTTATGGTTTTTAGCCGTAACTCTGGCAGACTTTGGAAAGGCTACCCAAAAGTGGCTAGACCAAGGTTTTGTCGTCCCTTCGGACGTCCCGAGTTTCAAAAGAACTCGTGGGCGTCGTAATGGTCTCCCGGCATTTCTGTCGGGTTTCCTTGGACGCGTGTTCGACTCTAGTAGTGGCGTGCTTCTGGATGAACCAGACATCGAGACAATCTATGCTATTCGCCAGTTAACTCTGGTTTTTAGCAAGATAGCCTTCTCCGAGACCGCCCGTGAGGGTGGGTCTCGTCAGGATGACGGCCCGTCTGCAAAGACTAAGGTCGTTTCTCCCGAAAGGGAGAAGCTAGCGATGTCTGAGTACATCCAGTGTGAGCACGATGTTAAGCGCTCGGACTCACTCCTGGATGAATCCTTTTTGGAGGATTTCAGGCGTATGTCTGAGATGCTGTTTGGCGATTTGTTTGCCAAAGTAGATAGAGATATCTACTGGGGCAGACTCATGCCGAAGCATGGTCCAGGCGCTACCGCAGATCGTCTCCGCGGAAACGCGAAGTACAATCTGCGTACCTGGACCCGGAGGATGGAGCCTGTTTTACCGGCAACATCCTTCCTCTCACCTAATCCCCGCTTCGATGCGGAGATTGCTGGGAGGCTTAACATCGTCGAACCCGGAGCGGAATTGCCCGTTAGGGTTATTACCGTTCCTAAGACGATCAAAACTCCACGTATCATTGCGATTGAGCCTACTGCGATGCAATATGCGCAGCAGGCCATTCAGCGTGCTCTACGTGACGCGTTAAGCGAGGATGACTTCCTTGCCCGCGTGATCGGAACAGATGACCAGGAACCCAATAGGTTTCTGGCTTGTGAAGGTTCCCGTAGCGGGAACCTTGCTACGCTAGATCTTAGCGAAGCTTCCGATCGTGTTTCGAATCAGCACGTACTGGCGATGATGTCTGGCTATCCGCATTTGTCTGCGGCTGTCCAGGCGACTCGTTCCAGGAAGGCTGACGTACCTGGTCATGGCGTTATACGCCTAGCCAAGTTCGCGTCTATGGGTTCGGCTCTGACGTTTGACCTCGAGGCCATGGTCTTTTTGACCATGATCTTCCTGGCCATTCAGTCAGAGTCAAGCACCCTGCTTTGTCGGGAAGAGCTTGTTAAGCGATTCTCGAACAAGGTGCGCGTCTTTGGGGATGACTTGATTGTCCCCAGAGACTACGTGCTATCCGTGGTCGATATGCTGAGTACCTTTGGGTACAAAGTGAATATCGGCAAGAGCTACTGGACCGGAAGGTTCAGGGAGTCTTGCGGACGGGAATACTACGACGGCCAAGACGTTTCTATCGTCAAGGTTCGCGAAATGTTCCCGACATCACGGCAGAACGCTGCAGGTGTTATTGCGCTCGTCAAATTCCGGAACCAGTGTTACTGGGCCGGTCTTTGGCAGACCGCGAAGTGGTTGGATATCCGTATTCGGAAGCTCCTTAAGGAGTTTCCGAACGTGGCTCCAACCGCACCTGTATTGGGTAGGGAAAGTGCACTCGGATATGAATTCCGAACGCTTGACCCGAATAACCACGGCCCTCTAGTCAAGGGCTATCGTGTGGTTGCCAAGGCTCCTCCAAGTAAATTGGAGGGTCCGGGTGCCCTACTCAAGTGTCTCCTCGGAGATCCGAAGTGGTCAAGATTCGGCTTGCCAAAGCCGGAGCCACTTTCGGGTCTCGTCGTCGACGCCCAAAGCGTTGATGATGAGCACTTGGAGCGTACTGGACGCCCCGAGCGCGTCAGCATCAAGCTCGGGTGGCAGCCTCCTTACTAGGAGGCGAGGGCCTTAGTGCCTGGTGGGAGATACCAAGTATCCCCGCTGCCGCGACAGGACCAGAATATTAGTCTGGGC